GTTTGAACAGTTGCGAGACCTTTCAACTTATCAACAAGTGTTTCCCAACCATTAGATGAACCGTTAATTTCAGCAATGATATCTTTTATTGTTTGGGCATTTTTAGTCCAATCTTCACCAACCAATGTGTTAGCTAAATATTCAGCATATGCTTTAGCACCATAGATTGTAGTTGCATCAGTAGAATCATTTGACTTACCAATTGCTTTAGATAATGCTTCTTTGATAGCATTTTGTGCATCAGTAGAATTCCAACCTTCTCCTCCAGTGAATCCTACATATTGTGCTTCAACGCTACCAGTGCTTACGCTAACAACACCATCAGTAGCTTGTGAAACACCAGTTATGAACACACCATTAGATGCAGTAACATTCAATGCTGTATCACGAAGACTACCGTATGTAACAGTAATAGAACCATCTGTAGATTGAGTAACTGCAGTAGCATACTTTGGTTGGTCAGCACCCTTAACAACAGGAGTCCATTTTTTACCTTCAACATTTGCCAAACGAGTTTCAATTTCAGATGCCAATGCTTCAACTGCTGGATCCTTAATGTCATAAAGAGAACCATTAATGGTTAATTTTGACATTATGCCAGAATTATTCTGATTAGTCTCACGCCATTGTGCAATAATTTCATTTAATGTTGACATATAATATTAAATTTTATATTTTTATTATTTTTATTATTTTTTATTATTTTGCATTTTGTAAATTGCTTATAACTAAAAACTGTTTATGCTTATAAATTATAATTAAAAATAATATATATCTAAACTTTAGAATTTTTAGTTTTCATTGCTATGTTGATTTTTTGATAATACTGTATTGAATTATATTGAACAATTTCAAAATTGATAACTATTTTTAAAATAAATACCAGAAATTAGTAATGAATCTGGCAGAATTATAAATATATTTAATTTTATTAATTTTAAATGATGAAGATTGTAAAGAGTTTAAATTTGTATCTTAGTGTAATTTTGCTTTCAATTGTTATCGGATTTAGTTCATGTAACAGTTGTGGAAAGAGTTCGCAAGATCAATCTACAGATGTAGACATTCAAGATTCAGCAGCTTTTGCTACTGGTGTAATTAATGTAGAAAATGCAATTGCTATGGATAGGCAAGCAATGTATTTGACTCATGGCGGTGATTATCGTTGGTATGAAACAGAAATTTTGCTTTCTGATTTTATAGATAGTGATAGCGCTACAAGTAATCCTGTAATGATTGTTAATGTATTCCAAACAGTTGTTGAGAGGGGAAATGGTTTTGATACTTGGGTTCATAAATATCAACATTTTAGCGATGGTACAGTAGTTAATGATTCAATTCAAGGATTTTGGGTTGAAAACTATCCATTGGAAGACAAGGAGATTAAGCTCAAGTATACTGAGGCTTGGGATAAGATGATGTCAGTTAATTTCAAGAAGCCACATTCAAAGCACGTTACATTGCGTAATCCAATTGGTCCTAAGGAAATTAATACACAATGGATCTTCGGTAATATTCATGAACAAATTTGGGTAGATGCTGTTACTGGTGCATGCAATAACTCAAACCCAGCATTCGCTGATGTTAAAGGATTCAAGATGCCACTTGGTGAATGGCCATGATAAGTACATAGTTTTTAATATTAAAAATGTTAAAAATGTTAAATGAAACATAATTTTAAATCCACTTGCTTGTGAAAGTAGGTGGATTTTTTGTTATAAAATTTGAATTCATATTTGAATTTTTTAAATAACATTCTATATTATAAAAAACAAATAATATAAAATTATCATGTCAAAAGAAGAAATTTACAGAATTCTAAAGGAAGCTGCAGGATTTGAGTTAAATAATGATGGATTTGGATTTGGTAGTATAAGTAGAACATTTAAAGGAGATAATAATTATGACTATTGTCATTTTCATTATCCAAAGATGAAAATACTTCTTGAGTCACTTCCTTGGGAGAAAATCGTACAAGATCCTTATAATCCTAAATCAGATGAATATCCAGTAGAAGATGGTATTTATATTACAATGATGGATGCAAATGAACATGAAGTTTGCACAAATACTTTTCGTGATGGACATTTTGTATGGATGAATAGAACACACATAAAATGGTGGATGAAATTACCGGAATGAACTATTACTTATAAATACAATTATGATAGCAAGATATAAAATAGAAGGATACATTGATGTAGACCTTAATGATGATGAGATTCGTCAGCTTAATGAAAAAAAGTCAGAAACAATGAAAAAAGCTTATTTGGATGAAGTACTTAAATATAAGCTTTATAATTGCTCAATGACTGCTGGACATGAACTTAATGACGTCGTTAATTTTGATGATTTAACTATTGTACGGGATTGGAACAAATATTCTGGAACTATTTGCGATATGGATAGAAATGAACCAGGAAGTCCTCTTGGAATTTGGATAGAAGATTATCCAACTACAAATAAAGAAATCGTAGATAATACAATGAAGGAAATTAGTGAACGAAAAGGTAAGAATTTTAAATAATGATTTAAAATAATAATTTAAAGAAACATGGCAGAAATTACTAAATTATTTACGGATATCCCACAATCAAAGAAGTTGGTAAATATACTTCCACTTGAAAGCGCAGACATGTGGTATTCTTATTATGGTGAACTAACACAACACTAAAGATGATGTATCTTTCTGGGCTTATTTTTGTAAATAGTTGGCATACTGATATTCCTTGCTGGAGTCTTGGAACATTGATTGATATTTTGCCTTTCCATATTATTGTGGATAATAAAAGATACGCATTTAGTATGGTGAAGGGTTTAGATAAAAATGGTGAAACATATACAATTAAATATGCTATATGGAATACGACCTTTTATCTTCACCAGACAGATTATTATAACAGCCCTATTGATGCATGTGTAGAAATGATTATACGTTTGAACGAACTTAATGTTTTAAAAATATAAATTTAAATATTATTTGAATTTTTCTCTTTTATGTCTATATTATTTATATAAATCAAACAAATATAAATATGAAAGAGAACATTTTTTATACCATTCTTGGAATCATAATGATTATCTGCGTAATTGTTGGAGTTACAGTTTGGTGTGGAATTATATATATTGGAATTAAAGAATGTTACAATGTTAATCCGAATTCTATTTGGGCTGTAATTCCAATTGTTCTTATAATACATGTTTTTGGTTATTTTTGTTTCACTTATAATAATAAATTATAATGACAGCTAAAGAATTAGATAAGAAATTTCCATTTGCTGGAAAAGAAGGAATTTGTTTTAACTGTGCATATATTAATATTTGCGATAAGATATTACCAGGATATAATAAACCTGGAAAATGTGGTGGTCCATTTTATGTTTCAGAAGATTCTGAAAGTTCGGAAAAATTAGAAGATTCAATATAACAAAAATAAAATAATATGAAAAATAAAGTTGTTGATTATATTCTTAATTTTAGTTTGATTTTTTGCTTAATTATTGGAATATTAATATGGTTTGGCATTTTATATTTAGGCATAGTTGATTGTTATAAAGTGAATCCAAATTTACTTTATGTAGTGATTCCAATGGTTATCATTGTACATTTGTATGGATATTTTTCATTTACACATACTAAATTTTAAATTGACAAAATTTATAAAATATGGCAAAGGAAACATTAAATATGAAAGTCGGATCCAATCTTGGTGAGATACTTTTGGATATTGCACAGAATAAGATAATGAGTGGAGATATAGAAGCTGCCATAAGTACTTATACTGATAGTCTGTGCGGGTTTACTAAGGAATATGCTATTATGTGTTTGAAGAACAATGCAGTTCTTATTACCGATGATGATGGCGGAGGTGTTTCACTTAGCGATGATCCAGAGCTTCTTAAAGATAATGAGCGTCATATTACCGATTGGGATTGGCATTTCAATAAGAAGCTTGAAGATATAAAGAATATTCGTAAAAGGCTTGCGGAAGTTGAAAAAGAATTTTTTAAGTGCTATCGTGGAGATATTGAGGATTATTCAATTATTGAGATGATGGAACGATATTTTTCACACGAGGAACTTAAGCAGATTGGAATTCATAATATTGCTGCACGTATTCTTGGTTCATTTGATGGAAAGATCTGTGACAAGGGATCTTCTAATCCTACTTCTATTTGGGAAAGACTAGAGGGAAAGTTCGGATGTTATGATGATGAACCAGATGCTACAAAGTATGAGAAGGTTTTGTTCTATACAGTTCAGTATAACAAACTAATGAAGATGCTTCATAAGGAATATGTTAAGTTTGAGCCTCTTTATTATTTTCTTGTTGAAAATGAATTTATTACACGACCAAATAAAATTGAACTAATTCTTGAAAATACTGTAGCTACACTTATGGAGTTTGCAGACACTAACAAGGGTTATTATCATCCTCTTTGCAATGAAGGTCTTTATAGATATAAGGAGCATCTTTATGATGATCTTTTGAATACTCGTATTGGAAATAAGTATGCAAAAGAAGGTATTATTCAGAAGGATATCATGGATGGATATGACGCAGGTTGGCTTTCTCCAGAAGGTGAGTTTTATGGGGCTGATGGTGAGACATCTGCTATGATTCATATGAATCTTGCTGATAAGATTTTTGATGCTCCTGCTAATAAATATGCTGTTCAGATGGCAAAAGATAATGTGGATAAGTTTGGTGGAAACGATGGTCCAGATTATTGGCTTGAGAAGCATGGTTGGATTAAGATTCATCATAACGATATCTACGGATCATTTATTGGACGTAAAGGAGATACACCTACTAAGGAATTCCCATATTCATACTGTCCAACAAAAATACAAATTAAAATGATATGCGATTATGCTGATAAGTTTTATAATGGTAAATTTTACACTGAGGCAAATGCATTAGGTCGTACATATCATAAAGATCCATTTAGTACATATGCAGTTCGTCAGATGGATGAAATTAAACTCCATGAAATATTTGGATTCGTTTTTTAGAAAGAACATATGAAAGAATATCCGCATAATGTAGTCATAAGAATTGGGGAAGGACAATCACCATCAGGAGAAATTCTTGATGGTGGTACTCGTTGGTATAATTTAGCATCATATGAAGAAGCTATTCAAGATGCAGAAAATAGACATAGGAATATCTATATTTCTATTAATAACCAAAAATACCAAAAGGTAACATCAGAATTATTAGCTAAATTTGCAAAAGAAAAATTAGAAAAAACTAAACTTTCAAAAATATGAATTCATTAAATAAATTTTTAAAAAAATCAGTAGAAAATTATACATTTGAAAAATATTGTGAAGATAATAATATTGATGAAAATAGCATAACAAATTTAACTCATGAAAATTTTGTTTTAGCTAATTGGTCTATTGCCAGGCATCGTCCATATTATAGATATCAAAGTAAAATATATGAATCAATCTTAAAATCTTATGATTCAAAAAAATTATATAATAAATTAAAAGAAAATTTTGAAAAATATATTGTTTCGGATTATTATGCTTATAAAGATAAAGCAAATATAAAAACAATTATAATAAAATATAAAGATGATTCATTTATATACACTGAAAAATTTAAGCAGTTATTAAATTTATATAATTATTTTGTTACATATAATGACATTAATTCAAATGTACTACATATAGAGCCAAATATTCCTGATGATGAAACTGAGTTTATTTATAAAAAATGCAAAGGAATTGTTTATCATATAACAAAAAAATCTAATTTTAAGGGGATTAAAAAATATGGTTTAAAACCAAGAACTGCAGCATATAGAATATTCCCTGAAAGAATATTTGTAACAAGTGGCATAGATAATAATGATATAAAAGAAAATATTGATTATGTATTAAATATATTATCAGAAGATCCGACATATAATGAACATAATATTTGTTTATTAAAAATTGACTTAAATAAATACAAAAATAAAATAAAATTATTTAAAGATAATGGGATGGGTAATGATTCATATTGGACATCAGAATATATACCACCTTATTGTATTGAAGAAATTAATTTTTTAAAATAGTGAATTATGAAAACCGAACTTTTTGAAACATTGGAAGATTTTAAAAGTTGGCAACAAATGATGTCAATTGAAAATGAAGACCAAAAATATCTTATTAATCATGTTAAAGCTCCAGTGAAATTTCCAGCTATAATGGTTTGGTATTTCCAATCATGGGATGAAGATTATTGTGAAGAATATCATTATATATATATCTATAAAGATAGTTTTGATACGATGAAACGTTTTAAGTTTGAATATCATAATCCTTTTAACATTATCGTAAAATAGAACAAAAATAATGAAAAGATATGGAGACAAATAGAAAATTAGAAATATTAAAGACATGTAATTTAGCACAAAAGAATCACTGGCAACTTATGTGTGATTTGTCAAGTAATGATAGGAATATTCGTTATTTTGATGGGAGAGAATCAGTGAACGTTAATTTAAATGAGTATTTGGAAGATAATGACAATATTAATGACGTATTAAAGTTTCTTATTGAGTATCTTGATGAATATTCAGATACGCAAATGAAATTCGTTAAAGAAAACCACTATTATAACGAATACTATAAAGGAGTAATTGACGAAATTAATTTTTTAATATATATGATAGGATGAATGATACTATTAAGAAAAAATCTATAACAGTTTGGCTGGGCGTCAATAAGAATGGACATATATCAATACATACTGAAGAGCCAATTCGTGATGAAGAACATGGTGTATGGAAATCAAATTCTCCATTTTTAAATAGTGTGATATATGCAAACTTATCGCAAATGATTGAAAGAACACAAATGAATTGGGAATCTGGCTATGAAATATTCCAGATACAACTATGATATAAATATCATTATTAGATAGTACTAGAATGATGTTTAATGATGTTAATGTATAAATATATATTATCTATTTATAATTAAAAATGTTAAAAATATTGACACGAAAATATGAAATATCAAGCATACGATAAATACGAATATAATTATGTAGAGTTATATAATTCTATACAAACTACTTTAAGATCATTAAATCTTTTAGGACAAGAGGGATGGGAATTGATAGAATTGATTAAACCGAAATCCAGTGGTGACATGCATAAAGCATGGATGAAACGTAAAATAACAGAAGTAGAAATATAGAAATAAATGGATTGATTTTTTTAGAATTTTTTAGAATTTTTAAAATTCATAACTATATATTTTATATAAAGTTTAAAAATCAAATAAATCAAACAAATCAAATAAACAATATAATAAACAATAGAAAATTATGGGAAAAACAGAAAGATCAGAGAACACTTATCAGAAGATCAATACGATCTTCATGCGTGATGCAAAGAATGTCATTATGCCTTATGAGCCATTTGTTGAGCATGAGTTAAACTATCTTCGTGGTCTACAGTGGCGTGGAGAATGCAAAATTGACGGTACTAATATGCGTATTGAGGTTACTAAGGAGATTGTACCTTCAGAAACAAGCGTTGTTCCAAAAGTTGCTGGTGTAAAGTTTAATGTACGTATTGCAGGTAAGACGGATAACGCACAGATTCCACCAAAGTTGCTTAAGTACATGCAGGATAATTATCCAAAGGAAAAGGTATTTGCTGCCCTTGGCCTTAAGGAGTTTATTCCTGTTGATGAGTGGGTTGATCATAAATGGGTAGATGCTGAGGACGGTACACCTAATTATGATGCCATTCCAGATATCTATACTATTTATGGCGAAGGATATGGCGCAGGAATTCAAAAGGCTGGTGTAAATTACATTAAAGATGGAGTTGGTTTTATCGTATTTGATGTTAAGGTAAATGATCTTTATCTTTTGACAACTTCTCGTGATGAGATTGCAACTAAGCTTGGCGCGCCTATTGTTCCATTCGTTGGTTACTTTACTCTTGATGAAGCTATTGATTATGTTCGTAAAGGCTTTAAGACTGGCCTTTGGGATAATAAAGATTTTATTGAGGAAGGTCTTGTTCTTCGTCCTGCTTTTGGTTTGAAGAATCGTATGGGTAAGCGTCTTATCGTTAAGATAAAGTATAAAGACTTCCTAAAATATCGTAGGGTTTATGGTACTGATGAAAAGGTAGACCAGCCAATTAATGAAAACTATAAAGGTGATAAACTTAGTTATGCATTCACTTGGTAATTAAAAACTAAATATAAAACTAAATATAAAAACTAAATATAAGAATTCCATTTACTTGTGAAAGTAGGTGGATTTTTTTATATGTGAAATTTTTAGAATATTTTTTATATATAATTTGAATTTTTTAAAATATGTTCTATATTGTATTTATAATTTTGACAATAAAACAAATAGAAAGGAAACATTATGAAAAGATTTATTTACACAATTATTTTAGTATTCACTGTAATACTTAGTTTTACAAGTTGTAATAATGAAAAAATGTATATTGTTAATAATGGTGGGTATTGGGATACATTATATATTCATGAATATGAACAAAACAGAGAAATTAAATATAAATTTGAATATCATAGAGGTAATGGGGATATATACATTATAGAAAGTCCCATAGAAGCTTATAATCCAAATTTTGATGATAATAAGTTAGGTCCTTTAGAAAAATATCAATATATAGATCGTAGAATATTTATTACAGAAGGTGCTATTGATTTAATAATGGAAGACAATGACGTATCAAATTCAGATAAAGAATATATTAAAAAGGCGTATAAAGAAATATTGTTAAAAAAATATTTATCTACACCAGAAAGATCAATACGCAAATGCATTGAAGATATGAAATATTATGAGAATGAAATAAAATTTATAAAAGAAAAAAATAAAAATGAAGAATGTGATCAATTCGAAATTGAAAGTGATAATTGGACTATTGAACACGATAATAAAGAATATAATAAAGCAAAAGGATTGCTAGATTTTTGGATGAAACAATACCCAGATATAGATACTGCAAAAATAATGATAGACGAATAAAACTAATTAAAATAATTATATATAAAATTAAAAAGGGAATTTAACATAAATAAGTAAGAGCACTATGTCAAAAGAAGTTAAAATAGATGAGTATGGATATATTCCACGTTATCAAAATATGTCTTATGGGGCAGATACGAAAATGTATAATGATTTACAAGACAAAATGTCAGCTCTATATTGTAAGTGGTACGGATCTGCTTATGGGTTAAGTTCTGGAAAGGTAGCTGCTCTCAAAGAAGCAATTAAAAAGGGTAATACTACTTTTACTACTTTGAAACGTAAATTTGAAGATGATGCATACAAAGGAATTACTGGGCATACACTTACAGAAGAGCGAGAATTAAAGAAAAAAGAAAAAATCAAAGAACAAAAACTTCTTAATTCTGTATATAGCAAAATATTGAAAGCAAATATTACATTTACTAATACAGAGTTCAATGCATTAAATAAATTATTCAAGAAATGATTGACAAAGTAGAAAGAAGAAACTGTAAACAACAAAATTTCATTATATATAAATAAAGGAGGGATTTATATGATCTCTCCTTTTTGTTTTTCTTTATATTTTTTAATATCTTTTATTAGTTCATCAATATATTCATTAGGCATATGTAATGGTGGATCTATTTTTATTAGATATCCACCATTTTCTCCATCATATTCAAATTTCAAATTCGGAATAATTAAATTAAGAATATCATTATAAAGAAAGTAATCTATATCTGTTGAAGAATTCTTTATCTTTTTTATTTCTTCCTCTAATTCAAAAATTCTATTTTCTAAATCCTTTTCTATTTGTACATGTTTCTTTACATATGTTCCTATTAGACCAGCATTCGAATTTAATTCCATTTATTATGTAATGATATTTTTATGACGAGATGACCATTTTGAATTGCTGCCTTTGCCAGTTTCTTCCCAATGTTTGTCAAATTCAGAATTAAAGTTTGTTAATGATTGATTATGATCTGCATTAATAAGATTAATAACGAAATCAGCCTCTTCATTATTTAGAGATAAATTATTTATAGATAATGAATATCCATTATTTGCATCACTATATACTACTTCTCCGTATCTTAAGATATTAAGTAATATATTAAACGCTTTTGTTAAATTATCGTCATTTATTTTAAAAGCACCACCAATTGATGCTTTTAATTTTAATTGTGCGTTTAATAATTTAATTTTTTCCTCTAATTTAAAGATTTTATTTTCTAATTCATTTTCTATTTTAATATGTTGTTTAATGAAATCTTTTGTTAATATCCCAACGTTTTCTTCTTGTTCTTTCATATTATAAATTGTATGTTTATCAAAAATTTAATTAAAACGGCATTTCATCATTTTCAAAATCAAATAATGATTTATCTTCTTGTTTATTATCTTCTTTATTTTCATCAATATTAGTTTGACTAAATATAGTATCTCTTAACGAATTTGTATTTTCTTGTTTCCTCATAAATCTCTTATTAGAATCATCCATTTCAGAATATTCATAGTATCCATAAGGTTTATGTATTACAGTTGGAAGTTCTTCGCTCACATCTGAAAGTTTCTTCTTTTCAGTTATTTCAAATGGTGCATTAAGTAATTCATCATCCTCATCAAATTCATCTTTCATATCATTAATTAGTTCTTCTGCAAAGAATTCCTTTGTTAATGATGATCCTCCATAAAAATCTGATAAATCAGTTTTCTTTTCCCAAAGTAATTCAAAAGGAACAACTCCAACATTTCCTTTATGCGGTCTTGATTGAAGAACCACTACCTTCCATAAGTCTTTTGTTAAATCAAATATTGTCTCAAGATATTCTTTATCATCAACTACAAGATTCTTAACTGAATTTGCATATCCTACAGCATAGTCGGCAAGATACTTATTAATTTCATTTTCTGTTGTTGAACTATGTGCTTTAACCCAATCTTGTGTTTGCTTAATAAATTTCAAAACAGGGAAGTCCAATCTTTTCTTTTTACGATTAGCTTCTATTTGAACAAATTTTCTAATACGATTAAGTTTTGTGTAATTAATTCTATTTTGTTTCTTATCAATACAATATTCAAAAATATCTCTTATAGTCTTACAATCATAGAATTTATATAATCCTAATACGATTGGAATATTTTTCTCAAGAACCTCAATATCTGAAGCATAAAGATTATTTTCTTCTCTTTCAATTTTATATTCTTTATCTTTAAATATACTATATGATCCTTTTAATAATTCTTTATATAAATCAATGTTTCCATCTGTTAATTGATCCAAGAATTTAAATGTTTCAGTTGTCATATAATTATATCTATTATGACGGCAAGTTTTTAAGAACTCTTCTGCTTCTTCTTGTTTTTCTTCTTTAATTCTATCGTTAATATTATTTGTAATTACATTATAGCCATAATATTTCATACCATTAGTTAATACTTCTAATTGCTTTGAATATTCTGTATAACGCTCTTCAAATACTTTTAACTTATATGTTGTTTCATCTATAAAATAACGACATTCATTTTCATCATATTTAAGATATCTATTTGATGATAATAATGATTGAATAAGAGGGTTATATTTAGATTCCTCATTATTACGTTCAAGCATATCATTACAAGTATGAATCAAATCTCGTGCAAATAACAAATCTTTTTCACTAAAATTCAAATCCAAAGGCTGTGTATAATAATAGTTAATAGGCACACCTGACGAATCCTCCTTTTCCAAAAACATCTTAACAAACAAATCATTATTACGAAGACGATTTGCAAACTGTTCTATATCTTGTGCTATCCATGTTTCATTAAAATATACACTAAATGTATATCTATCACATATATCAACACCCACAGAAAGATATGTCGTACATAAAATCAAATCATTATTACCAACAGATTTATCAATATTGATAGTGTCCATTGCTTCATCTCCGTAATTTGATTTCTTATAATAGAATGCCTTAAGGTCTTTTGAACATTTAAATTCTGTTAAGAACCTTTGAACCAATCCTTTTATTTGATCAAAATATAAATTACCTTTATTTGTTGGAAATAATATTTTCTTACCATCAATAATATCCTTTGCCATTGACTTACACATCTCCAGAAGTTGTTCCTGTTTAGTTGGAACCATGTTGATTTCAAATTCCTTAACACGGTTATCTTCCTTAATGACTTTGATATGCTTTATATTTGGAAAGAATAACATTTCTCCAGTTGGTGTTCCTGTCATCATTATAATTTTAGCTTTACAATTCGCAAGGCGTTGAATAGTTGGTGACATAACATCTCTATATGAACTTGTAAACAATAAGTGTGACTCATCAATTACAATATATTCAAATCCTGCCTGGTCTAATTCAAATACATTAAGACGTGAAAATTTATCAATTGTCATTGACATATTTCTATCTCCAAGTATGTCATCAAGTGTTGGTCTTTTATTACCATAGAAATATAACCAATCTGCAGTCTTATCATCTGCTTCAACCTTTGCTTTAATAGTTGATGTAAATGGAAGAATTAATAATGTCTTGGCCCTTAGTGACTTGATCATTTCAGTTTTTCCATAACCTGCACCAGCCTCAAGCAAAGTTATATGTGATAAGTTACCAATAATTTCATCTTTTAAATCAGAAAGATATTGATTACTTTTCATATGAAGTATTACTGAAGAAGTTCTATCATTAAGAATTCTAGTTGGATCCAAATCAATATTTGTATCTTTTAATTCTTCTTCAAGTTTTTTCATTTCATCAGTATATAAGTTATCTGCTTTTATATTAAGTTTAAAGCCATGATTCTTATTAAGTTCTTTAACAGCCCAAATAGAAATTGGCTTATTATGTATTGCTGCAGTCTTAACGTCACCTCTTAACTCTGCTGTTGGAGTACCCTTACAAATTTCAACCATTATTTGTAATGCTTTATCTTCTCCATATATAGATGTTAACGTATTAGCAAGCTGCCAACGTTGAGCATGCTTATAGTGACGTTGTCCTAAATCTTTTGATTTATCTCTGTCATTAATTCCTGAAATATTTGTAATCTCAATATTTTCATCTTCTTTAGTTTCAGTATTAAACCACTCAAGCTTATGGAAAATATCTTTCAAATCAGGATGCGTTATCCAATCAATACTTGTAACTCCACTATGAAATGCAGATTCAAAATTTACGTCAAGACGTAAATCTTTAAAATTAGTATTAAGTAATGCATTATTATCAGATGAAATAAAAATACCCTGTTGCGGCTTACACATAGCCATATCCATGTACTTAAATATATCATCTTTTGTATATCCATATTGTTTTGCATATTTCATAAGAACAATATAAATATATGAATACTTATGTCTAAAGTTACATACATATTCAATACGTCTTGCATTTGTCTCAATTGATATTGGAGTTATTTTTGTCCAAACGTGACATGATTTTCCTGAAGCAGAAATACAACAACCCAAAAACCAATTATATTGCTTTAATTCATCAAAAAGAACTTGCTTTAAGTTTAATGCTAAAACTTCATCTTTAATATCAATATCTATAATCTGAAGTCCATTCCAAACATTATAAGACATATCACCAATAGGACGTTGATTTGTTGAAGATGAATAACATACCTTTCTTTTTATCTTTTCAGTATTCTTATATGTTGGGTCTTTCATTAAATTATAAATATCTCCCCAGTTCCATATAATACCTACCTTTTCATAAATACTATTTACAACAAGCGTTTCAATAAATTGCAATTGATCTGAAAAGAACTCTTCTTGTTCCTCTTCAGTACATTCATTATAATTTTCTGAACTATAATTTTGTTCTATAATATTTTCATTAACTTCGTTTAGCTCATTATAATCTGGAGATATCTGACTAAACGAAGTTAATATATCTGTTATTGATTTTTCTTTATTATTATATGCATCATTTATTTTCTTTAAATAGCTTCCTAATTTATTGCCACCAAGTTCAGACATTAATTTTCATTATATATATTTTTTTTAGATTTTTAGATTATAAGTATAAAATAGTTAAAATCACTACACAAATTTAACATAAAATTACAATTATTTTATATCAAATCATATTGACTAATCATATTAAATAATTTAAAATTATTTTTATATATATATTTATTTAATATAGAAATTATGCAAAATTGTGTTCAAACATCTCAAAATAATGCTAATATGGAGGAATTCTTAAAACAGAAAGCACAAACAGAAGATCAAATGGATTATAATTTTATTAAAAGAATCATACAAGAAATAACTCAATCATGTGCTTTGCCACTCCCATTGCCAGCATCAGCTATTCCACCATTAATATATCAGGCGGCAAGTTATTTTTGGGAAAATTACGATTTAGCTGTTGAAGAACGACGATATTGTGTCCGTAATATTGATTTCTGTAAATATATGACAAATAATGTTATTACTTTACCACAACGTATAATTTCAGTATTTGGAGTATATAAAACTACCAATAGCTTTAATTATGGGGTTATGGGAGACTTTTCACTTGAACGTATGATTTTGAATAATTCTGCGTTAGCTTCTGGTGCTGGAGGTACTTTGTCTGATGTCTTTGGAAGTGGAACGGGATATAACCTCACAGACGTAATGGGCGCATTATATGAGGTTCAAACTTATAAAGCAATGTTTGATGCTCCAGTTACGTTTAATTATAACCCATATTCTCATAAGTTAGTAATACTTGGTGATTTAGGACATTCTGATTTAATATTAGATTGTTTCTTAAGATGTAAGATACAAGATCTTTATTCATTATATTATTTCTTTAGATATTGTGTATGCTTAGGCATGAGAGGTCTTGCGACAATTATAGGTTCATATGAATTCAAAATGCCAGGTAATGTGGCAATTAACTATCAAAGATTCCATGATATGGCTACTGAAGAAATGGATAAGATACATGAATGGATTGTATCTCAACATTCAGCAGACTACTTCTTCAATAGTAACACAGTATAAGAAATGAATTAACAAAAGTTAACAAAAATTAACAAAAATTAACAAAATAAAATATATAATTTAGAGGCATGACAAATTTATTTGAGTTTTTAAAACATTATAAAGATCCTAATGCACAACAATCCTATGGAGATATTCTTGAGAATAATTCAATGATAAACAGTTTATCGGGATTTGAACTATCAATTTATAATCAACTTAAAAACAGTGATCGTCAAAGATTGATTAAGTCAGGGACACCTCAATAAATTCAGGAAGATTACAATAACATGGATATAAAGCAAAGTCTATCATATAGATCTGATGAGTATAAAAATTATAATCATACAGGAGACAATAAATATAATTATGCAAAATATGGAATATTGAACAAGAGTTTACCAAAAGTTTTGTTCAAAGGTAATTCTATATTAGTTACATTCCTACAGTTAATTGATTTAAGAATAATAATGATGTTTAAATATATTGATAAATTAAAACAATTTAAATATATAACTTGGTATGAATAGAGATTCTAATGAATCTCTATTTTTGTTTATTTTTAATCATACTAAAAGCTATGATACATAATAATTTAATTATTTTTAATCATACTAAAAGCTATGATACATAATAATTTAATTATTTTTAATATATAGTAAGAAAATTAATAATGATACACTTTAATGGAATTCGTTGATAACACTGGTCATATTTTTAGTATTAAATCTTATAATGAGAAACCTATTGGATATGAATATGAAGAAACTAATTACATATTTTGGATAGATGCAAATACTTCAAAATTGTCAATAAATAATTATTATTCACGTCCTATATATGCATTATACTTATTAGATAAAGATTATAATATTAATGACTTACAGGATGATGAGAACTCTCCTATTCAAATATCTATTGAAATTGAAAATTCAAATGTATATAAATTAATTTCATCAAAAGAATTTAATTCATATATATTATCTAATGAATATACTAACTTAAATAATTATATTGATCTTGGTAATGTTGATGATTCACAATATCTTAAGTCATCATTATCAAATAAAGACTTGTATGTTATTAAGACAACTGAAACTGTATCAAATGCTAAAACATTACAATCTGTTGATTTCAATTATTTATTAATTCCTATATATCCAATAGGATGTGCTACTGAAGAAGGAACATGGATATCTAATATCATGATACATATACATGATACAAACACCAATGTTCATGAGTGGTGTCCTATTTCAATTGGTGGTGAATTTATAAATGAATATGAAGAACTTATCATAAATGGAAAAAATATTGGAGTAAGTCTTCCTAAAGATATATTAAAAGCAGTATATCCAGAAAGTTTATATAATGATGAATTTAATGAATCTTTATATAATGAAAAGCTAAAAGAATATTTAATTAATAAGAATATTATACGAAGTGAATGCGGTAATTTTAATTCTGCAATTGCTTCATTAAAATGGTTTGGATATGGTGACAAAATATCAATTTCAAAATTATTAAAAACTGATAATACTTCTATGAGTCAATATTTATTGGACTATTTTAATGTTAAAAACGATATTATTGATTCATTTAAATCATTTACTTCTTCTGCATTAATTTCTTTAAAACTAATGCTTAATAAAGAATTAGATGAAGTATATCCATTTAATCCAAATTTAAACTATGAATTTTTTGGCGAGAATAAACCAAAGATGCTTTCATTATTAGATCATTATGAAAAGGTTAAAATAGGCAATCATGATATGCCTATCGATGAAGATGATGAAAAATATTGGTATTGGAAACCTTACTTTGATTTTTCGTTTAATGAATTAGGAATAAAACTTGCATTACTTAAAAAGTTTTATAAACAATATTTCTTACCTATTCATTTATATATTCACAATGCAAGTTTAGGATATAAAGTATATGCCAATGATATTAAGTATACTATAACAACTGGAGTATCAATGTCTGAACCTATTATTTCATTAAATATTAAAGATAATGAAGTAAAGTTTAGTAATGACTCAACATATTATTTCTCAAAGCAAATACATTATATCGATCATAATTTTAATGAATTTGATTTAAACGATATAGAACATGATAATAGAAGTTGGTATTATCTTAATGATACTTGTGTTAACATCCCTATTGAATTTATTTCAAACGAAAGAAATAAAGGTTATTTTAATTGTGTGTTCATTTTGTTCAATAAAAATATAAGTCACGAGCCATTATTTGAATCTCATTTTATATTCACACAAGCAGATCAATATGCATATAAGAACTTTATTATATATCCTAAGAAACTTAATATAAATGTTCGTGGTAAAATTTCAGATGATTCTGATATAAGTATGACATCAAAATATTATGAATATTGGATTAACGATGATTTTGAATTAAAGTTATTAGTTAATAATAGATGGTATGAACATAAGTTTAATTTGAAAATACATAATCCAACATTAGATTTTGGCACATTAAGATATAGATATTATTTAAATGAACATAATTACTTATTAAATAGAATATCATCTAACACATCAAACATTCATTCATTAATATTTACGAATGAATTAGATCAAATTAATAAATCAACTGACATCATAACTGACATCAATATTGATTACGATATCAATAGCAATTTAATTGACTATAATGATAGTTTATTTAATTTGTTAAATTTAGATGATTCAAAAAGTTTTATTAAGACATTAGACATATCAGATATTGATAACTTATGGCAGCATTTTGATTCTAATTATGATATCTTATCACCATTTACACAGTTAAATAGATTAGATCATGATAATAAAGTAGTATCATTTAATTCATTTATGCATAATTGTGAATTGGTTAATGTAAATAATATTGATTATGATATTGATTTTTATAAGATACTTAAGTATCATTTAGATAAAAATCTCATGTATATTGATGGATCATTATTGAATCAAGATTTTTATCAATATATTATATATCCTTATAATGGAAAGGATGTAGAGGTGTTGATACATAAAGATATGATTGGTTATCCTATAGAAATACCATTACAGTATTTTAATAAAGATAAACTTGTTATTTGTTCATATAATGGAAATATTTATATATTGGAAGAAGCAAGTGAAAACTCCGATTCATATCATATTAATGTAATGAATAGTAATAATTCAATAATTACTTCTGAAGATGAACATGCTTTATTACTTGATTCATTAAGTTTAGAGTATGATAAGATTAATAATGCATATTATTCAAAAGATCCAATAACTGGTGAAGTAAATGGATATTACCCAATATATGATAAACTTTATAATAATTTAGATTATATTTATGAAAAGTATTCATCTAATATTAATTTACCGAATTTAGATAAGTATAAGAATTCATTACATTTATTTAATATTTATACATTAGATAAACATGAGCAAAACATATTAGTATTTCATAATGATATTAATATATTAATAAATGGTTTAATTTTTACTCATAATAGTTATGATTATGAAAATGAATATGATTCACTAAAAATACACATATCAGGCAAGCCAAATAAAGACAATATATCAACACAGTATTTAGATGTGTATGGATTGCATTTAATTGAGCCTTATATTGAAAATGGGCAGATTATTAATATACCTGAAGAAATAAAGTTATATAATTATGAATATGGATTATATGTTAAACGTGACTATTCATTATATTACGATTCTGAAGGTTCAGATGAAACACGTCCAGAGATATATGAATTACCTAATATATTTGAATATGACACTAATGAATTTACATATTATGATGATAATAGAAAATATTTAGGTTCATTAAAGTTTAAAACACTGGATGATTTTTATAATGATTCTAGAATCGATGAATGCATAGACATTGATGGAACTTGGCATATTTATGGAATTAATACAGAATTAAATTCAAATTATGTCGATAAGCCATTCTTGAGAGATGGTAAGTGGTATGCTATTGATAAAGAAACTAATGAAGAGATTAATATTAATATAAATGAAATATTTAAAGAAGATTCTGTATATTATGCATATGATACAGAAATAAAAGACTTAAGTAATTTAGATAATTATTATAAGAATAAATTAGCATATAAAATTAAATTCTATGGTAATAATGATATCTTATTAACTGGAGTTTCTTTAAATAATATTTATGAAATTGAATATAAATATCTTAAAATAGAGTTATTCTATAATTCTAAGCATATTGTTCGTAATAGATTTTATTTATTAATTGACTATATGGTAGAATATATAGAACAGGGTTATAGTTTTGAGTTTGTTGATGAAACACATATTAGAATGTACAAAGATGATGAATCCTATGATATTGAATTAATTAAGTTATCACCAAAGTATTTGTATAAAAATGCGGATGATAGTTACATTCCAAACCAAAACCCTGCATATTATTGGTATAATGTTGACAATAATTCTATTACTTCTTTATCATCGTATTTAAATGAATTGGAACGATATATATATAATGATAAAGAACAGACATTAGATAGTATGATATCACAATTAGATATGTATGTAGAAAAATTTGAACATAATAAGAATATTGATAACGTAGATGATTACGTAGATGATTCAATTGAAGCAAGATATCATTATTATAATTATCTTTCAAAGGACTTTACAGGTAAAAAGGGAACGTATAGATTAAAGTTAGATTCTAATTTTATCACTGATTTTACTGTAAGATTAAAACTTGATGTTATTGATGCAAATGGTTATAAAACTACATACACTAATTTGGATGAAGAATTTACTTTAATAGGAAATGAGCAAAGCGTTATATTATATATTCAGTTATCAGATTTAGAAGATATTGAAAATATAGACAATTGGATTGTACCTCAATTATTGGAGATAACAACTATTGATAAGCAATTAGAATATAATTATGAAGAATCTGGTGATGACTATATTTTAGCACATATATTAAATAAAAACTATTATTACGGAAATAATAAAAGTGAAAACGTATATAATTTATATAATGATTTCTTTGATTTAAAGTTTAATATATATGATGCATATGTAGAAAATGATAATTTTTTAATATGTACTTTATTAAATAGCGTATATGATGTTAATGATGAATTAAAATTACATATGTATTTAGATTATGATTTCTATTTAATGCATGATGATAAGTATTGGTATGGATTATATATATCACGTGAAACTTGCGATAAAGTTCAAAAACATTCTGACTTAATATTGCCAGAAGAAAACAAAATAATGTCATTAAATAGTAAAACATCAGATACTATATATAAGTTAAAATATCAAGCAAGTTCAAAGGAATATTTAATTAATAGACTAGAATTTATATCATCAAATGGATTTAATCATTTTAAAGATGACGACATAATTGCTTGCTATATTAACAATAATGATAGATTACCATTTAATCCTTATATAAGTTCAAAATGGTCAATATCTCCAATGTCATTAGGTATGTCAGATGATTCTAAATTTGAATCTAATGCAGAAATGACAATATTATCAATGCCTAAAAACAATAATAAATATCAAAAGGGATATTATAAAGCAACTGTTAAATATTCATTAGATAGAGATATTCAACATCAGTTTAAGAATACATCAACATTTTTAATTTCATGAAAACACTGAGAGAACACATAGCAGAAGGTCTTAAGATAGGTGCTAATACAAAAGTAAACACACATAGTTATAGCTATCGTCCTAAGACAGGTAATGAATTAAGAAAGCTTATTAAAGAGCTTATTACAGAACGTGGTAATGATGCTGATTTGAATGACATCGATACTTCGGAGATAACGGATATGACAAATATGTTCTATCAATCCAAGTTCAATGGAGATATTTCAGAATGGGATGTTAGTAACGTTACGAATATGTCATATATGTTTGAATATTCTGAGTTTAACGGAGACATATCTAAATGGGATGTGAGCAATGTAAAATATATGAGAGGTATATTTTATGACTCTCCATTATGAAAGAATCCTCCTAAATGGTATAAAGAAAGGATGAAATAGAATAATGAAAAATATTTATATTAAATTATGAAAGAAATTTCTTACTGGTTATTTGAGCACATAGATACACCTAAAACCACTAAAGCATTTGTAATTATCAAACCAGGTTTTTTAGATTATACTCAAGAAATTTATGATTATATTAAGGACCGAGGTTTTGAAATGTATGATCATACTAATAAACAACAACTTAGTGATTCCCAAATAAAAGAACTTTATAAGATGCATGAAGGTAAAGAATTCTATGAAGATCTTTGTGAATATATGAAAGGATATATTGAAGCATCTATATGGGGTTATAAAGGTTCAGAGGATCCAATAAAAGAAATGAAAAAAATTAAAGATCATTTTAGAGATAAATATGGTAAAGATGAAATGAAAAATGTAATGCATAGTTCAGATTCAAAATCAAATGTAATAAGAGAAGCAAAAATAATATTTAATTAAAACAATGGATTCATGTGGAGATTGTAATTTTTTTAATGAAAAGAAACAAATGGTGAATGGTAGTTACGAATGTATCCATAATCATTTCACCGTAAAACGTAATCAAATGGCTTGTCACCAAATACAATTTAATAAACGAGATGCCAATGAAATGATATAGAAATAATATAACATCATTTTTATATTTAGTATGACAAGAAAATTAACACAACTTCAGTGTGTTAAATGAATTATCATTTAATAAAAACAAATCAAGAAAAATTTTACATCTTTAGTGTAAAATATGAATTGACTTAACTATTTTTACTATTTTAATTAATAATAATATGTTATTTTAATACAAATGCTTAGTAAAGAACAAATATTAGAACGAAATAAGCTAATAGGAGAAAATGGGCTTAAGACTCGTATGAAGAGAGCTAAGCAAATATGTAAGACATTTAAGTTTAAAGTAGATTATATTAATTGTAGTAAAGAACAAAAAGAATATATTAAAATGCTATTTGTAGAAGCTAAATGGATTTATAATTATCTTATAAGTCAAGACGACATATATTCTTTTAACTATAAAAATTTAAAACAAATTATACATAAAGGCAAAGATAAAAACGATATCATATCGGATATCAAATATGTTAAGTCAAGTGTAAAACAAGAATTAATAGCACAAATAGTAAATCAAATAAAAGGATTATCTAAACTAAAGAAAAAAGGACATAAAGTAGGCAAGTTAAAATTCAAGTCAGAATTTAATTCAATCAAATTAAAACAATATAATATAACTCATTCTCTTAGAGGAAATAAGTTTAAGATACAAGGAATTAAAAAACCTATACGTATATTAGGATTGAGACAGCTAAATAAGTATGACAATATAGACTATACTACGGCTAATCTAATTTATGATGGGTTAGACTATTATGTTTGCCTTACATGTTTTATAGATAAAGACAATATAGAAAAACAATATGAGAATGATATAGTAGGTATAGATATGGGGGTATCTACTAGTTTGACTCTATCTAATGGAACTAAATATGACATATCTATTGGAGAAAGTGATCGTCTTAAGAAACTACAAACTAAGCTAGTTTCTAAACAAAAAGGATCAAACAATAGATATAAGCTTATTAAGAAAATTAGAAAGGAGTATATCCATATAAATAATAAAAAGAATGACATATCAAATAAAATAGTACATTCAATTCTAAGTAACAACAAGACAATTGTAATACAAGACGAACAGATAGGTAAATGGAAACAAGATGGTTTGTCTAGTACTAAGATACAGCATTCTATATTAGGCAGAATAAAAAATAAGCTTAGTATGAATGATAGAGTTGTAATATTAGACAAATGGTTTCCTACAACTAAATATTGTTCTAATTGTGGTAATAAAGTGGAATTAGAATTGAAAGATAGAATATTTGAATGTCCTAATTGCAAGACAAAAGAAGACAGAGATATACATGCAGCAAATAACATGATATATTTCTATCTTCAATACATAAATGCGCCAGGAACTGACGTTAATATGCTTGTGGACTATAAAATTTCTTATAAGGAATTTGTTGCGAAGCAAGAAAGTGACACAACTTTAGTGTGTCGCTAGTTCATCAAAGTTCAGAAAAATTAACAAATATTTTATATATTATTTGAATTTTTCTGGACTTTTACTATTTTATAAAAAAATAAATAATGTTTTAACAATGTTAACTATTAAATAACTACAGATCATAAATGAGAAAGTTAATTTTATTATTGTTTTTAATTAGTTCAATTCAAGTATTTAGTTATTCAATTTCTAAAAATGGCAAAAAATTCATTAAAGATCATGAGACATGCGTATTAACTGCATATTGGGATTCTAATGGTTATTCAATTGGTTGGGGCCATCATGGTTCAGATGTAAAAAAGAACATGAAGATTACTAAAGCACAGGCTAATAAATTTTTTAACGAGGATATTAAAATAATTGAGGCCGCGGCTAATCGTTTAATTAAAGATCTCCCATATTCATATAAATTTTCACAAAACTTTTTTGATGGCTTGTGTTCATTGATATATAACTGTGGAGAAGGCGGAGTTAAAAAATCTGAATTTTATAAAAGACTTAAGAATTGTAGAATTAAAAATAAGAAAATAAATCAAGGTGATCTTAATTATTCAATAGCAGGTGTAAAGACAAGTAGAATCTCTGCACCAGGACATAAATCACGAAGATATGATGAACACAAACTAATGTTAAGCTAATATGAAAGACTGGATTAAGAAACATTCATTTGGTATTATAATACCAATTCTGATTTCAGTTATACCTATATGGATAATTGCTGAAGTAATACATTATAATTGTGAGAAAGATAGTAAGGTATATGTAGAATGGACTGTTTATGATGGCATATCTACAAGACATTATTCTGATACTTACGATATGAAAGGTACAGAATTTAGTGTACGTAACTATTGGCGGTCTGCTGGAAAATATCATGGTTCTTATAGGGATGTAAGTATTATTGATAATGATGCTTGGGGTTTTTATATTAACAAACAGTCAGTATGTATTTATACAGGAATGAATGATGTGGAAGTTAATACAATTAAAGTTTTGGAAACGAAATGATATAATAAAATAATAAATTTATAAATAGAAAAATATGGATAAGATAAAGTGGTATTTACAATATGCATGGGTTAAGTTAAACATTTGGATTTTGACACCAATTGTTTGGATTCAAAGTAAATATGACGAATATAAGGAATGGCGTTTGCGTACTTATGTTCAGTATCAAATTACTATGATGGAGATGAGTAAGAGAATGAATACAAAGTAATTTTATAGTTGTTTGTTTTTTCTGACAGTTCTAAGTAATTAGGGCTGTCTTTTTTATTTTTATATAATAGTAAAAATAGTAAAAATATGTAGTTAAGTTATTTAATGAAATCATTCCCAAGTACTGCAAACGAATCAGAAGCAATGTATGGCAGTGGTAAAGCAGCTCAGTATAGTCAGACATTTGATATTGAACGTATTAAAGCATTAAATTTAAATACTTCATTGCCAGTTATTAAAGAGCAATTGAAACAAAATAATATTAATGCTAGTAACTTTCAACGATATCCTACAATGACACGATTGCTTTATAATAATAATGCGGTTGATTCATCTTCATCAGGTAATAACGATGATGTTGGTAGTAGTTTTTATGATAAGATGGTATTTTATGAAAATCCTTTGTCGTTCCCAGCTAATGCAATTGCTTTAGCTAAAGATTATGATTGGGTTTATAAATATAAAGTAAATTCAATTATTTCAACCTCAAAGGATAAAGACGGTAAAGCTCAGCACATTGTGTCTCATACAACTGTAGTACCATCGATGTTTAATCCTATGTATGGCGTTAGTGCAATGGGATTAATTCGTAATACGCCATTATTGAATGATTTTGAGCCAAGTGAATATGATAGGAACATTGATGATTGTTCAATTCGTACATTATGTGCATTATCAAAAAATCCAAATTCACCAATAGGCGCGCATAGATATAAATATGCTGATTTTATGTATTGTAAAGATTTGGGTAGAGTTTCAAATAACCATTTGATTACATTACGAAAGTTTGCCCACCCAATACCAGATCATATTGGAAGGGGAACAACACCAAAATATTTAACAGATGACGGTACATGGCAATGGAAAATCGAAGGTGATGTTGGACGTTTAGTTACTTGGTTTGGAACTGATGACAATAAGCTTGAAGACATAGCTAAATTTAGTTATCACGCTTCATGGAAGGAACTTAATGCAGAGATTCAAGAACTGGAGACGAAGGCAGATGACCCAAATACTGGTATATTAGGAATGATTTCTAATACTAAAGGAGCATTATATAACGAAGGTGTTAACGCAGGTACAATAGGTAATCATAGCATTTTAACATGGTTAGGCTCTCAGATATCACCAAGAGTAAGAGTAACACAAGGAATAGGATCTAATAATACTGTGCTATTATCTAATTATGATAAAAATAAAGTATATACGCCTAAGGATACTATTCAATCAAATCATATATATGAAGGTAAATTAGAGTTTTCACATGAGTTTACATTAGTGTTTTCATATGAATTAAGAGCATATGATAATATTAATCCTCGTTCAGCGTTTTTGGATTTAATTGGTAATATACTAGAAGTAACATATAGACGTGGACGATTCTGGGGAGGCTCACGTCATATAATTGGTCCTGCTCAAGATACTTCATTATTTGATAAAGTTCATGGATTTATTGATGGAACTATTGATAAACTTCCAGGATTTATTGGAGCTATAACATCTAATGGCGCTAGTTTAAAAACTGTATTAGGAACAATATCTTCATCATGTCAGGAAATTATTGGAAAAGCATGGGAAGGCGCTAAGGACGCCTTTAATAGTGGTGGTGCTAGTATAGCAAATAAATTAGGAGAATTTTTTTCAAAAATGAGCAAAGAAGCAGGTGATGCAAATGTTATGGATGCTGTAAAAGGTATGATTAAAAACTCATTAGGACGCCCACAATTATATGCATGGCATTCATTAGTATCTGGTGATGATGTTGGCTTATGGCATGTTACTGTAGGCAATCCTAAAAACCCAATATTATCAATTGGTAATTTAATTTTAACTAATGCAGAAATTCAACAATCAGGTCCATTAGGTGTAGATGATTTCCCAACACAATTAAAGGTTATTGTTACATTAAAACACCCAAGACCACGTGATATAACAGATATAGGTCGTATGTATACAGGTGGTACAAATGCATTATATCATACTTTTGCATATCATAATATTGAAGATTTTTATTCTGATAAGCCAGCAACTCAAACAAATAACAATACTGCTAATGATAAAAAAGCTGAATTAATACCCGCAAAAGAGGCTTTTACAGGAGTTGCTGTAACAAATAGCACAGTAAATACAGTAGAAGGTATGCAAAAGCTAGCAAATACTGCAGGCGGTATATTAAATTCAGACAATAAAGGTTCTAATTTATTTATTCCAACTACATCAAATGGTTTACCAGATCCTTCAATATATACAAAAACTGATATTGATATGATGCGTAAAAATACTTGGAATGATACTGTATTTACTATGATGATGCAAGAAACTGCATAATTTTTTTAATATTTTTAAAATTACATTGAATACATGCATATATTTAATCTATTTTAATATATAGAAGAAACAAATAGAAACAAATATATGCATGTATTAATTTAAATGAATAAACCTTTATATATAGGGCTTAATGGTTTAGCTGGTTCTGGAAAAGATACTGTGGCTAAAATGCTTAAGACTATTTTATCAAAAGATTGGGTGTCTTTAGAAGAATGTAAGAAATATTATTTTTCAAGATATACTAACCCAACACAATCAGCAACATTCCCAATATCTGATGAAGATAAAGATTCTCCTGTTATGTGTATTGCATATGCAGATCAATTAAAAGAAATATGTTCATCAATATTTGGAATTCCTGTGCAACGTTTTTATCAGAATAAATCAAATGCTTGGATATGCATTAATGATAAGTTTCAATATACAGAAATAAAACCAGAAGATGATTCAATAGTTACTGCAGAAGAATATTATTATAATGCTTCAGGATATATAGAATCTGATAATTCTGATAATAAATATTGGATGTCATTACGAGAAGTACTTGTATATGTAGGTACTTATGTATTGCAACAAAATATTAATAAACAGGTTTTTGTTAATATAGTTCGTAATAAAATACGGGAAGAACGTTATCATAATCATAATCTTAAATATGTTATTGTGACAGATCATAGATTTGTACATGAGCTTGAATATATTCATGAGAATAATGGAATAACAATAACGATTAATCGTAATTCTGTACAACAATTGGATAATATCGCAGAGCACGATTTGGATGATGAAGAAGATTATGATTATATAATTGACAATTCTGGTTCATATGATCAATTATTTAGAACAATCTGGGATATTGTTCATGAGGATGTAATTTTTAAGAATAAGACAATTGATTTGTATACCCGTGATAATATTGATAATTATCTTAGATTAGTTGAAGAAAATGATCATAGATATATTTATCAATTGTGTTTACCTTATAAGATACAGAAATTATATAGAAATGAAGGTCAAATAACAATGATAGATCCTATAGGTGGTCCAACAATATGTTTAGGACAGACAATTGAAGGAACATATATAACTCCAGATTTGATTACTATTGATGAACATGAAAATCGGAATGAGTTTTTAATATGGGTAAATAAAGAAGAAATCTAATAATATCTAATAATATAAATTTAAGGAGCGTTATATAACGTTCCTTTTATTGTTTTTTAAATTGGTTTTTAAAATAACAGGTTATTTTTATATATAATGATATTATCGATTAAAATTGTTAGATTCATCTGAAATATATGTAAAAACCCTATTAAGAACTATAGTTAATACTTATAAGTTGTGTTTTGAAGAAATGGGTTATGATTTAGGGGAAACAAAAAATTTGCCCGAATATAGAAATTATTTAGCAGATAAACCGATTTATTTTTATGGTCCAGATGCTGCAGGTGCTGAAAATACAGATGGTTATTCACCAAGTGGATTTGCTGGTGGAGATCCTGGTGATACTGGATTGAGCAATGGTATGATATCATTTATATGTTTTCATGAGACTAGTAAAAACTTTGGATATAGGATGCCACCACGAGATTTGATTGGTTATGATTTAGGTGATGCCCAAGGTCATAAGACATATGGATATGGATTATTGGTTCATCCAAATGGTAGATATATGGACACACTTAAAAATGTATGGTCACAACAAGAACTAGAAAATATATATAAATTGACTGCTAAGAAGAAATCTCAAAAGATAGACACATGGGCCAAGAAAAATAATATTACATTAAATCAAAATCAAAAGGATGCAATCGCAAGTGCATGTTATAATTTTGGTGATGGATTTTTAACTAATAGCGGAAAAGTATATTCTAATACCGTTAGTATGATAAAGAAAAACCCAAATGATCCAAATATTAAAAATGCATGGTCTCATATGTCAGATATTCAAGGTAAGAGATTCCCAGGACTTATTAAAAGACGTCAAGCAGAAGCAAATTGGTATTTTGGAATTTATTAAAATACATACAAATTAAAATACAAAAAATATTTTCATATATGAGTACTAATAAAAAAACTAATAATCAAACCAAATCACAAAAAACAAATAATAAAAATTTATCTAATAAGAAACAGGATAAATTTGATTTAATGAAAGATGAAGAAGGTAGATTATATTCAAATGAAAGTATATTAAGAGGTATATTACGACATACATTTTTAAATGCTGTTCAATCTCCATCAGGAGATCCAAATGATCCAAATGCCCAACGATATGTTGATAATTTAGATCCAGGTTTATTTACAAAAAATGTAAATGGTTGGGATATACAAAAAGCATGTAATTGGATTCATACACATGCAGCCAATAGTTCAATGCATGAATGTGCTCGTTATGTTAGAATGGGAATTGAAGCAGGAGGTATTTCAACAGAGGGACGTCCACGTTATGCGTGGAAATATATTTATTATTTACCAAAGATAGGTTTTAAGTTTATAGATAAAGTAGACAATTCATATAAAGGTGAACATGGCCCATATAAACCAGAACCTGGGGATATTGCTGTGTATACTAAAGGTGGAGATAAATCAGTTCCTGGTCATATATGTATGTGGACAGGTTCAGAATGGGCATCGGATTTTAGACAACGAACAATGATTGTTTATAATAATACACCGCAAGCATATGTATTTAGATTTGAATCATAATTATATTATGTATAAAAATATCAAAAAACAATAAAATTTTTTATGACTGATTTTTTAGGAGCAAATTGTTTGGGAAGTTGTAATCCCCCACAAATATTAAGTTTAAACTATGCAATATCTGATATGTCATCATTAAAGATATATGGAAATTGTAATGAATATGATCATTCAGAAATTCTATATAGTTATAGTATTGATAATGTATGTTGGTCATGTTTTATGACGTATGATGAATGCTTGTCAAATACTGTAGGACTTAATTCAGATTTTTATTTACGGGTAAAAATATCAGGAACTATCTGTAAAGTTGAACTAAATGAGGAACAGATATATGAATATACAACGCAATTAGCTCCAGATTTTAATTTTGCTTCTGAAGAGTCATCTAATTTATATAATCCTTATGCAAATTTAGATTCTGCTATTGAATTACAACAGCAATTAGCAGAAAATGTTTCAAGTATAGTTGGCATACCTATTTATTATTTCAAGTTAGCCCCTAATGCTGGAAGTAAAGATATTACATTTAAAGAATATACATTAATGGATGTTGAAGCAGTTAAGCAAATTAAGTTAGTTATAGCAGACGGGCAAATGCCTTCATCTAAACCTGAATTTGCCGAATGGGGATTAGAGTTTCAAACAGATTGGGAAACTGAAATTACAAAGCAATCATTTGCAACTGCTTTCGGAAATACTGCTCAACCAATGGAAGGTGATTTGATTTATATCCCAATGATGAAACGTATGTGGATGGTTAACGGGGCATATGAGGAAAAGAATGGTTCATTAATGTGGCAAGCTACTACATTTAAAGTAATGCTTGTAAAATATCAAGAAAAGGGATCTGTTGATTTAGGTGAGACTGAAGAATTAGTTAATTCGTTCGTTAAAAATAAATATGATGATTTATTTGGCAGCGATGAACGTAATACTATAGATTCTGGAGAAGTATCAACAACAGCTCCTATGTATGCAGCAAATACATTATATCCAATTTTTGAATCAGATGCAACCCGTAAATTTATGACATGTGACAGTATTGAAATAGAAAGTAATGATCTATATTATAAAGGAACATTAATATCAGATTCAAAATATGTATTCTTAAGAAATGATGTAGAATCACAAGTAGTCTATCAAAAACAATTCTGTGGCGGAGAATGTACAATATCATTTATCATCAATCCTAATGTGGGTTTTTATGAAGGCACATTAATTAATATTGGTGGAATTGAAATTAAAGTTAGTCAATCAGAATTAGAAAATAAAGTTTACTTATTTGTTAATATTGATGAATCATGTAAAATAGATGTTGAAACTGATAATATATATTTATGTGTATTTAGATTTAGTAAATGTATGAATTTGGTTGATTTTAATGCATACAAATATGTTCATAACGAGCAAATACCAGTTTATAAATTACAGAAGCAACATTATTGGTTTGATATGAATAATCCTGTATCTTCATATAATGGAAAATTTAATATTGAATATTTTGTTAAAGATAAAGCTGATGTTTATATTTCAAACTATTATGGGTCACTAACGAACTTTAAATTATTTGATGTATATAATGATAATCTTATGGATGTATTACAAATGTATCCAACGCATCAACACTTGTTAATTAATGACACCGCTCGTAAAGTAATTGGACGTCCTGGTGTAGCTATAAGATAAATTAAAGATAAATTAATTATTTTTATTTAACTAAACACAAAATATATGTTCTTGTGCTGTATGGAATATAAAGGTATAAAAGCATCAGAGCTTATAAAACAATTAAAAATTTATATGAATAAATTTGGAGATTTATATGTATGTAAAGAAAAGAATGGAGATATAAGCCCAATATTTTTTATAAATCATTATCCAAATACAGATTACTTTGAATTGACATAAAAATAAAAATATAAATAAAATATGAAAAACTTAAGTAATTATATTTTAGAATCATATAATGCTGAAAAATGGAGTGGATATAATCCCGCATTTAATTTATTTAATGAAGATCCTATTGATTCTTTTAATTATAATGATATTATTACATATTTAAAAAAATTTCTTAATGATAATATTTATTATGAACAAACATTTATAATAAAAGATAGAAATTTATCTGGATTTTGTGATATAACTGATAAACAAAGTAAAGAATGGTTAGATACTAAAAACGATGATCATAAACGTAAGTTTTCATTAGAAGATATTTTAAGTGTTAAATTATCAGAAAAAATATTTTTTGGCAAAGTTACTCAAACAGGAAAAATAACAAAAAATGTTTATGGTTATTTAAAAATTGATAAATCTAATAATGAAGTATTAATATTAAATTATACAGAAAATAAAGATGAAGCAATTTTATTTGATACTGTTAAAGATTTATTAGATGAAATTAAAAAATATAAAGAAGTAAAAATAGAATTACCAAAAGGTTATGCCGCAAGTAAACAAAACTATGCAAATAGTGTTGAATTATATGCAGATTTTTCTATAATTAATAAAAAATTTAAACCTAAACATGATACATGTGAATTAGGTATATTTATATATAAATGATATCTTTAAGACAATTTTTGACAGAAGAACTCCATGATGTAATCGTTAAAGTTGGAGATTATTGGAGAATAAAAGGTCATGCAGGAAAAGGAACCAATACTCCTAAAAGAGGTTATTGGAAAGCTAAATATGAAACAAAAGAAAAAGCTGAAAATGCATTAAAAGCGTATTTTGCTAATAAACATTAAATAATATGAAATCTTTAATTGTATATATAAATGAAAAGATAAAGGATCTTCCTGATTCTGTTAAAGGATTAATTGTATTTGATATTGATGATACAATATTAAAAGTTGATCCTTCATTAATGGGTGTTTATAAAAAGGAACCAGGTAAACAAGAAATAAGATTGACAACAGATGAGTTTGCTAAAGATCCTGATGCAGAAGATCCAAATAAGAGAGATTGGTTTGATTATAGGGATTTTAAAGATCCTATGAAAGTATATAATTCTATTATAACAGGTACTCCACTTATTAAGAACTTAAAAATAATGGATAATTATATTCAAGCTGGATATGATTTTTGTTTTTTGACGGCTCGTTCTTGTGAAGATGTTGTTAAGAAGGCACTTACAGATTTTTTAAAGTTTAGGGATGAGGATGGAGCATTAAAGGAACTTGGTGATTCCTTTAAGAAAATTTTCTCACATGCGGTTAATGATGACATACGAAATTATCCAGGTAAGACAGATGCTGAAAAGAAAGCAAATGTTCTTATAAAGCTTTGTAAGGAATATGATAAAGTAGTATTTGTTGATGATGACAAAAAGAATGTTAGTGCCGCACGCGACTTAAACATAAAAAACCTTAAAGTAATAAAAGCTTGGGATGACTGACTAGAATGAATGACTATAAATATAAAAATATAAATAAATTAAAATATATGAAAGACATTAAAGAATACATTAATGAATCATTACATAATAGTGATTGGCTAAGTAATGCAAAAAATAATGAAGAACCATTTGTTAAAGCTGCCTTTGAAGATGAAGGTTGGAAAGTAACATTAGGATCACAAGATGAAGATTTTAGAGGTATAGACTTAAAGATTGAAAAGAACAATTCTGATGATGAATTTGGTGGAAAATTTAATGTAGATGTTAAGGGAAGTTCACCAAAGAATAAACAGTCAAAAAATTTCTTATTTACTTGTAAGAGTGCATCAGGAAAAGAATATCCTTATGCTGATAAACACTTTATTGCATTTATTGACTATATTGATAAGACAATTGTTATTGCTTCAGATAAAGATGTCAAAGAATTGGCTGGCAAATATCAAGAACGTGACAGTAAGTTCGGAGATAATTCTAAATATGTATTACTCCCAAAGAAAGAAGTACAAAAACTTGGTAGAACAATTAATCCATCTGATGAAATAAAATCATTACTAAAATAAAGAAAACTATGCAATGGGTAGATAATTTAAGAGCAAAAATAGGAGATGATAAATTATTGCATTTCTTTGGTGGTGGATGGTTTTTATCAGCATTTACACCATTTAGTTGGATTGGCTTATTAATTGGTGCGGTGATATTATTTAGTGTTAGCTTTATAAAGGAATTTTTTGATGGCGAATTTGATTGGAAAGATATATTAGCCACAGGATTAGGGGCTTCGGTATCAACTTTAATTTATCTAATTATTTTCTTATCCATTTGATATTTAAAATATATGATATAAAAACATAAAAGATATAGTAACTTTTATTAATGAATATATTATTGAAAATAAAGATTTTCAACAATCTTTTAATGAATCTAAAACACCTAAACGTGAATTTTTTGAATATGTTGATGTTTGGATTGATGAAATGTATCAAGAAGGTTTAGTTAACTATGATGATGATCATATTAAGGAATATGCAAAAGGTAAATCAGAACCTAATTATGATGAAATAGTTAAAGGCGTAATGGAGGAATTTAAATCAGAGATGTCGTTACAACTTAAATCTATGCTTGAAAAATTCCTTAAAGAAGAAAAACACCAAGAAAGAAATAAGTCAGAAGTTATTGATACAATTCTTACCGCTATTGAACAATTTACAAGTAGTATTTGATATCGAATAATGAAAGGTTAGAAAGGTTAGAAAGGTTATAATAAAGGTTAATCATTTTTTGGTTAACCTTTTTTTTTCTTTATTTTTAAAAAATACATTTATGAATTTTATTTTTATATATAACATTGAATTATAACAAAATGTATGCATAAGTAATGAAAAGTTTACGAGAATATTTTTTTGAATCATTATCAAAAGAAAACATTAAAAAAATTGAAGATTATGTTAATAATGAAAATATTGAAATAATATTGCCAAAAATTAAACAGGCATGCAAAGAAGCTGAATTAATTGGTGATCATTTCAAACAATATTTTAAGAATAAAGGATTAGATAATAAGTCTTTTGATAATGATCCTGAATTAGGATTTAGAATAGGCTCTATTTTTGCAAAAAATGAACAAAATACAATATTAAAAGATATTGTAAAAAATAATGGTGTTATAACATTTGATGAATTAATAAAAGGATCCAATATATTTGATTTTTGTAAAGATTTCTTAGAAAGTGCAAAAACTATAAGTAAAATTATAAATGTTACTTCTCATAATGCTAATGTAGGTAAATTTGAAATTTTACTTAAATTTATGTTAAAAGAAAACGGAGTTTCCCATAGTCACGGAGATGTCGCAATTGATTATAAAGGTGGATTTGGATTAGAAATCAAAGGTGGTGATAAACCAGAAACATCAGCAAGAATATGTGGTCAAACTGTTTTGAGTACAAAAGAAATGTGTAAATATTTATTAGAATTATTTGATATAAAATCAGAAGATGTATCATTTCTAGGAAGTAGTTCAGCAAATACAAGATTTGCTAAAGTATTAAATGATAACGATATAAAAGATATAGATAAAATTATTGAAAATTATGTTAAATCATTTGCGTATCAATATCAAATAAAAGAAAATGATAAATGTATTGATGAAATGATTGATGCTTTACAAAAATATAATAAATATCAAAATATATTTAAGTTAGAAGATAATAAAATTGTTATTGAACGTCTAACAAATATAAATGGTGTTGTTCAATTGTATTTTTATAGTAATAAAGATAAATGGGATGGTATATTTATTGTTAACCAATTAAATGGGGATTATCAAATTATTAAAGCAGATGAAATAATTGATTTTGAAAAAACAATTAATAAAATTATATTTAAAGATTTGGAAGGAAATTCACAAGCAACCGGTCGTAGATGTGTATCAAGAGTATTTCCTAAAAAATAATAAATAATAATTAAACAATAATTATGAAAAAGATAAATATGACTATAGGTAGATTCATGCCATTCACCCAAGGACATTTGAATATGGTTAATGAAGGCGATGGACCATGTATAGTATATAGAATTAATTCATCAAATAAGAAAATTGAACGAAAGAGAAAAGGAATTAAGATAGCTAGTAAGTCTTATACGGATGAATCTGTAAATAATGTTATATCATATATAGATAACCCAACTGGTGACTTGACTGAACAAGAAAAAGAACTTCTTAAACGCCCTTTTACCAATGAATTAATTGATAAAGAACTTGAAATAGTTAAGAAATCTAATAAGAATATAATAGATGTTATTCCAGTTGTAAATATGTTTGAAGCATTAGCACGTTTCAATAAATTTATATTAGATCATCAAGATGAATATGAACCACAATATTGGATGTGTGGGGATGACCGTGTAGATAATTATTCTGAACTTATTGACAAATATGATAAACTTGCTATTGAACGTGGTGGTGAAGAATATGATAATGTTGTTAAAGGAAAACTAAAGACATCAACAGGCAAAGGTCGTACTGAAGGTGTTTCTGGTACAGCTGTTCGTAAAGCAATATTAACTAAAGACAAGACAGCATTTGAAAAGATTATGCCAAAAGGAACTGGTTCAATGTTCAATGATTTCATTAAAGCTTTTGATGATTTTAAAATTCAATTGCAAAATATAATTAAAGAACATAAAATGATATCACTTAAAGAATATATTACTGAAAGTATTATTAAACAATAAATAAATTTAAATAAATATTATGAAATCATTAAATCAATATATTATTGAAAATAAAGATTTTCAACAATCTTTTAATGAATCACAAGATAAGTATTTTACAAAACAAGAAATTGAAAAAATCAAGAAAGATATAGATGCTAAAGATGGTCAATTCATTAAATTTGTAGATGATAAAGTTGATAAGAAACTTGGTTGGAAAGCAGCTTATTATGATTATTTTGACCAATGTTTAGATGATGATAGATGTGCTGCTGAAATGGCTTCATATATTGAAATGATTATTGACCGTAATAATTTCAATTTAGAACAAGTTCAGAAATTTATTAAAGATGAATTATAATATGAAAAATCTTAAACAATACATTAATGAATCACAAGATAAGTATTTTACTGAACAAGAAAAAGGTAAAATATTAAAAGATATGTGGGATAAGAATGGTCAATTTTATAAGTTTGTAAAAGACAAAGTTGATTCATTATCAGCTGGAGATATTAATAATTATATTGACCAATGTTTAGATGATGATAGATGTACAGCTGAATTTGCTGCATATATTGAAATGGTTATTGGTCGTCATAATTTCAGTTTAGAACAAGTACATAAATTTATAAATATAAATGATTTAAAAGGATGAAAAACATTAATGAATATATAATGGAATCTTCTTCATCAACAATAGTAAATAGAATTAAAAAAGAATTTGAAAAAGAATTTGGAAAGACAGTTACTATTGGTTCAGGAAAGGCAAATTATAGACAATTATATGATGTATATATCTATGATGATAAATTGGAGACTTTACAAAAGGTAAATGAAATACTTAAGAAGCATATTCCTATTTGGAAAGGATTTACTGATGAAGAAATGAAAAATAAAATTAAAGAAAAAGAAGAATTCTTTAAGAAACATAAAGATGATAAATCAGTAACATTAGACAGATATCCTATTGAATTCTTTAGATTTACATCAAGAGATTTACAAAAAATAAAATAATAAAAATAATATAGAATATGAAATCATTAAATAATTATATAAATGAATCAGAATATAATTCATCTGATTTAGAAGATCTTAAAAAGCAACTTCTTAAATTAAATAAAGACGATAAATTATATTGTCTTTGGGGAGTAAGACAAAAAATTACTGATGCTTCAGGTAAAGATAGAATGGTAGATTCTGCATGTTCTATTATAAAGATATCTGATAAGAAATATGTTATTTGTTCTGATATGTTCTTTAAGGGACATGAATTATTAAAAATGGCATGTAAAGATGCAGGTATTAGTACATGGTGGTCAGCATTAAGTGGATTTGCAATTCGTCTTGATTATGAAGATATGTTAAAAGCTTTAGAATCAATGCCAAAATTTTTCAATAAAGTAGCAGGC